CTATGAACGATCTCGAATTGTCGAACGAATTCACCCCGGCGTTGCCGACCGCCAATACCGATGGCAATATGGCCGTGGAGGCCAGCCGGGCCGCGCAGGAGGTCATGGGACTGATAATAAGCTCCAAGCGGTTCCCCCGCGATGAATTCAGCGCCTACAACCGAATCGTGAAGGCCTGCGAGCGTTATTCATTGGCTAAAGCGGCTGAGTACGTTTACCCGCGTGGGGATACCACCGTCAAAGGCCCCACGATTCGCCTGGCGGAGGTCTGCGCGCAGGCTTGGGGAAACATGGATTTTGGGATTAAGGAACTTGACCGTAACAAGGATGCGGGATGGTCGGACATGGAAGCATATTGCTGGGACTTGGAAGCTAATACCAGGCACTCGATTAAGTTCCGCGTTGAGCACATCCGCGACACGAAAAAAGGTTCCCGCCGTCTAACCGATCAGCGGGATATCTACGAGATCACCGCCAACCAGGCCGCGCGGCGCGTCCGCTCATGCATCCTGTCGATAATCCCCGGCGATATCATCGAGAAGGCGATGTCTGTTTGCCGGGAGACGCTCAAAAAAGGCGATGGCCGGCGTCTTGAGGATCAGCTCAAGGATATGGTGGTGGCATTCGCCAAGCTCGGCGTGCCGCAGGAAGCGATCGAGAAAAAATTAAATCACAGGATGGAGATCGCCACGAAGGACGAACTCGTCGACATGACCGGAATTTATAACTCGATCAAGGACAATCTTTCCTCCCGCTTTCAATTTTTCGACATCTCCGGAAGTCAGACCGATGATAATAAAAATCTGAATGAGAAAATCTTAGGTAAAGGAGAAACTAAGTGAAAGTAATCAAGCTCCAGGCTGAAAATTTTAAGCGTCTCAAGGCCGTTACCATAAATCCGGATGGAAATATGGTTATCGTGTCGGGAGCGAATGGCCAAGGAAAATCGTCCGTGCTCGATGCTATTTGGGCAGCAGTCAGCGGCGCGGATATGTCAAAATCTACAGGGACGACGAAGCCAATCAGGGACGGCGAAGATAAGGCGCGCGTCCAAGTCGATCTCGGCGATATGATCGTAACTCGGAAATGGACTGCCAGCGGAAGCACGTTGACAGTTGAGAATAAGGATGGCGCAGTATACAAGTCGCCGCAAACAATCCTTGATGGACTTGTAGGCAAGGTGGCATTCGACCCGCTGGCGTTCGCCCAGATGGATGACCGGAAGCAGCGAGACACATTGCTTTCGATTGTGAATATTGGTATTAATCTCGATGAATTCGCTACAGCACGACGGCAAATATATGATGCAAGGGCGGCGTTGAATAAAACAGTGCAGACCAGCGAAGGGGCATTGAAAACAATGCCAGTCGTTCCAGGCGATACGCCTGAGAACGAAATCCCGGCATCCGAGGTCATCGGCGAGATCAATGCCGCACATAAAATTATCCGCGACAATGATGCCGTAAGAGCGCAACCCGACATTATCAAAGGAGCCATTGCGCGATCCGATGCTCAAATGCAAAAACTTGCCTCGGAAATTGAGCGCCGTGAAAACGAAATTGCCTCTCTCAAAAAAGACTTGTCCGGATACGTGGCGACCAAAGAGGAACTATCGCAAAAACTTGTTTCCTCGAACAATGCCGCCGACGCCCTCCGAGATCCCGATCTCGATGCGCTAAATCACAAAGCGGAAAAGATCGAGGAGATCAACCGCAACGTGCGCACCAGAAAAGAACGCGAGGCGATTGCCGCGAATATCAAGGCGACCAGCAAGAAAGCCGATGGATTGACCGCAGAAATTGAAGCACTTGACAAGAAGAAGAGTGACGCTTTGCTTGCCGCCAAGTTTCCAATCGATGGCCTTGGCTTCGACAATAACGGAGTGACATTCAAGGGCATTCCATTCTCGCAATGTTCAAGCGCCGAACGCCTGCGCACGTCTATCGCAATGGCAATGGCGATGAACCCAAAGCTCCGCGTAATTCGGATCACCGACGGAAGTCTTATCGATTCGAAAAATATGGCAATCATTGAGGAGATGGTAAAAGAAAAAGATTTTCAGTGTTGGATCGAGCGCGTTGACGAAACAGGAAAAGTCGGAATCTACATCGAAGATGGCGAAGTAAAAGGAGGATCGGTATGATAGGCTTAATCCTTGGTTTGCAAATCGTCATTGTTTTGATGGTAGTGATCATGATTGCGATCCTCGTTTGAGAGATCCCGATCATCGAGAAGCTTGCTGGCTTGCAGCAGTTCGCGAACGAGTATTATCAGCGAAAGAATAAGCGGAAAGCGGATAAAAATCGGAAAATAGAGTATACCACCGAGCAAATCGTTGACGTCTGCAACGAGGCCGAGAAGGCGGGGGCGTGATATGGCAAGTTATTGGCTCACTCCACCAGAACTGTATTCGTCTCTCGACCGGGAGTTTCATTTTGATTTCGACCCCTGTCCGTGTCCCAGGCCGGAGGGTTATAATAGCCTGTTGGTTCCGTGGGGGCGTTCGAATTATGTAAATCCTCCGTTCCGCCGTCACGACGGAGTAGACAATTGCGGCCCGACTGCTTTTGTCCACAAGGCTATCGCAGAACAGCGCAATGGGAACGGATCGGTGCTTCTTCTCCCATGTCAATCTTATGTCATGCTGCTGGCAGCGGCGGGGGCCGAAATCAGACCGGCGGGGCGAGTGCGTTTTTTGGAAAAGGAGACCGGTGAGCCTTGGCGCAGTCCATCGCCATGTTGCCTTTTCGTGCTGCGTGGTAATGCTCCGGAGGAAGTTAATGTCTGAACGCCGCCAACACTCATACCCGTGCCCGCGCTGCAATTCCTCGTATCATAGCGTGGACATGGTTTGCAATACGCCTGGCTGTGGAGAGGCAAGACAAGAGGAGAAAGAGTTCCGCGGGAGGAATGTGCGCGAGCAGGTTGCGCGAGTATGGGATCCGAAAGCTCACAAATATTTACCGATTGAGAAAGGCGGATTAAGGCATGCATAAGCACGGAAAAAAGGATACAAATCACAATGCGATAGCGCAGTCCTGCCGCGACATCGGCGCGACCGTTCTGGACATGTCGAGCCTCGGGGATGGCGCCCCGGATTTTTGCGCCGGGTATCGCGGTAGAAATTACTTTTTCGAGGTGAAACGAGATCGGAAGGCAAAGCTAACCCAAGATCAAAGGGATTTCCATTTGTTGTGGAACGGGAAAATCCACACCGTTACAACTGGCGACGAGGCAACCGATATCCTCCTCGGCCGAATCGATATGCAAAAAATAAAAGGGGTGATACAACGCCCGTCCCCCGAACCGGCTTAATGGCACAAAATAAATAGTTGTAGTCAATTGGCGTAGAACCACATTGTAGTTCGCGCCGAAGAAAGGTTATCACATGGGCAAAGTTTTAGATATAGAACAAAGTTTTCAAAACTGGCTTTCAACGGTACGCGAAAATTATGACTATGTATTGTGTGCTCCAGAGTGTGCGGCCAGATATGCGTTCGAAGCTGGAGTTAATGCGGCGCGAAATGAATCTAAGGAATCTACGCCAACAGCCAACAACAACGAAAGGGGCGAAAATGAGCCTTGTTGCAGTGCTTGTGGTAGTCGGCAGCCGTGCGCATACGATCTTAAAAGTGAAGGCTGCGTTAAATGGTGGTCGGCTCATCTATCGCCCGTTTCGTAAACGTTAGGTGCAATATGGCAAATTCTGAAATTATAGGCGCGGGGCAAGGCACGGCGCGTCGTGCGCCGAAGATAAATACAATAATCTGCGGAGATCGTGTAGATACCATGCGCTCCATGCCCGATTGCTGTGTTGACCTAACTGTGACATCGCCACCGTACAATTGCGGGAAAAATTACGGAGTGCATTCCGACTCTGTTTCGTGGGAAAAATACTGGAATCAAACGCGAACATGGCTGGCGGAGCTACTTCGCATAACGAGCCCCGGCGGTAGGCTTGCGGTAAACCTGCCATGGTGGATGGGTAAGAAGCCCCGCCGTGATGTTCCGTTTGCATTTACTTCAGCGGCCATTGAATCGGGATGGATAATGCTTGACAAGATTATTTGGGTAAAAGGGACCGAAGAAAACATTCACACCAGCGGCGGGTGGGGTGGAGGAGGTTGCGGGTGGGGAACGTACATGTCCCCTTCCGGGCCGAGTATTCGGTGTGCATCCGAACCCATCTTGATTTTTTCAAAAGGCACTCGAGGTCGAGGTGTTGTCTCTGGCGCTGGTCGCGGTGCTTGCGTTCGTGGCGATATTACGAAAGAGGAGTGGATGTCGTGGACAATGGATGTTTGGTTTGTTCGCGGCGGGTCAGACAAAAATCATCCGGCGGTATTCCCGCTGGAAATTCCGACCCGCCTTATCAAACTATACACTTTCCCCGGCGAATTGGTTTTTGACATGCACAACGGGTCGGGAACAACAACGGCAGCAGCGGAAACGCTCGGGCGCCGTTTTGTTGGGGTAGATAGCAACCCGGTGTTTTGCAAGCAGGCCAAAGATCGCACGTCCTGTGCGAAGAGCCCCGCGCAGAACACTATAGAAACTTGCCATACTTCGCCTAACAGCGCAAGCCCAAAAGCTGCGCAGATTTCTATGGAGTTGGAATTATAGGCGCAGCCTTCGGGCATTGCGCAAACGTTGTACGCAATCTGGCTCATTTTGGAGATTATAGGAGCGGTATGAAAAAGCACATCGAAATTCTGTTTATCAAAGTGGCAATATGGATTCTAATGGGCCGCAACGTTACGCGATGCTTGGTTGTTTCTCGTAGGGATAATAATGATATGTGGTATATGGCTGAAAGGCTCGAAGCTATAGTGCAGCGAATGGGCGAAGAATACCGCGCTGGACACTATGGAAATGAGCCGAACAGCGTACAACAGGCAAAGTAATGCCAGTTTCGCAGGAAGCTTCGGACTTTATTAATTATTAGGCAAAACCGGATTGAAAGGAGAGAGCCTGTGAATGTAAAACAGCTTAGAGATATGTTGTTGCATTATCCTGATGACATGGAGATAATTACCGACAGATGCAGCGATTACGATATAATTAAAGAAGACGAGTGGTCTATCGTAAAGGCAGTCCCAAAAGATTTTGGATATATGCGTTCTCATAAAACGATGAGCGACGAAAATAAAAAAGAAGAGAAATATTATTTGCACCTTGAAGGAAATTAATTTATGCCACAATGCAATTGTCTAATCTCGGAGATGCTCACGACCGCCCGCAAGGCGCGACAAGGAATTTTGTTTCTAATGGGCACCGGGCATGATGCACACTACAAAGTAGGCTCACAGTTAGCACGAGTAAATTATCATATTGAGATTCTTGAGACACTTTTAAAAAATATCGGAAAGGAGTTCGAATGCAAGTGACAAAGCACATCGACACGACGATAAATCAGGATGTAACTTTTACCGTTACAATAGGGGATATACGGAAATGCTACGCCAACGCGCCGACCGAAGAGGGAATCGACGCGGCGATAAAGGCAATAGGGAAAATACCTGAAATGATTGAAGCCATTCCTGATTTTCTTATCGATCAAATGACACCAAAGCATCATCAAATAGTTCGCGAATATCTGACAAAAGTAATTGCTCGTTTCCAAAAATAAAGGAGGTCGCATGCAGAAACTTCTTTACAAAGACGAGTTCGCGGCCGAGCGTATATGGCCGGTGAGTTATTACATCCCCGACATATGCGCGACAACTCGGCGCGGATACGTATGGAATAAGAAGGGCCGGCCGACAAGATTGGACGACAGATATGAAAAAGTGTATAAATTTAGCTATAAAGAACGTTACATCTCAGACTGAGGAGAAACAATGACGAACGAAGAATTCCAAACAATTCTGGCCGATCGTATATCTAAAATCGAATCAATTCTCGCGTCGAAGGCGAAGGAGTACGCTCGCGAGGATCGGTTGCACAATTTCAAGCGTGCGGCGGTTATGCTCAGATGCACTCCCGAGCGCGCTTTGCTCGGGATGATGGCAAAACATTTAATATCGATACTTGACATTGTGGACAGTATAGACGAGGGCGAAATGCAGGTCAAGAGTATGGTTGATGAAAAAATAGGGGATGCTATAAATTATCTAATACTTTTAGAGGCGTTGATAAAAGAAACCGGAAACATTATATATAATAACAAAGGATGACAAATGGAATGGCTTGCATTTTCGATGGCGCTTTTTATGCTAACGTTTCTGCTTTGCGAATAACAATAAGGAAGGGGCACTTGGTTGGATGAGACCATATTACCAAGATTCTCACGTCTCGATATTTCATGGCGATTGCCGAGAAATAGTTCCGCAGCTTGGACGGTTCGATTTGCTGCTCACTGATCCGCCGTATGGAATAAATGAAAACAGTAAAAAGGTCGCATCCAGAGAAAACCTAGCGGCACCTATAAACTATGGAGAGTTTAATTGGGACAAAGAGCCTATCGACCAATTATTTTTGAACACATTGATTGGTAATGCAACATACTCATGCGTTTTTGGTGGAAATTACTACACTCTCCCCCCATGTAAAGGCCCATTGATATGGGATAAAGAAAACGGAAAGAGCGATTTTGCCGATGGAGAAATGGCGTGGAATAATTATGGGATTGCATTGCGGATTAAACGCCATCTATGGAACGGAATGATTAGGAAAAATCGAGAAGACAGATTTCACCCAACCCAAAAGCCAATCGAGATTATAACGTGGGCAATTTCTCTTTGTCCAATTGATGCAAAACACATACTTGATCCGTTCGTGGGATCTGGAACTACATTGCGGGCCGCAAAAGACCTAAACCGAAAAGCCGTAGGAATCGAAATTGAAGAAAGATATTGCGAAATAGCAGCGGAACGCATGCTGCAGGAGGTGATTGAATTCCCGAAATAAGAAAGGGGCATTGCGCCCCTTTTCGTCATTATTGCGCCACTTCTCAATCGATCAACGGAATTCTTCCGCCAAGGTATTTTTTCAAGTCCTCTATTTTTGCGATCCAGTTTTTTCCAAGGCCTCCGTTAAGATCGCCAATTACCGAATCGATAACGCGATTCAAAAGCTTTTTCACCGCCCACCGGCGAAATGCCGTCATTTTGTAATGAGATTCGATAAAGTCCATGGCCACCTGAATCACCCACTCTTTTTTGATTGTACCATCGGAATACTTCTTTTCGGCATCCTGTATCCCTTCGATCACTTTGCCCCAAAGTGCATCCCAAACAGATTGCGCTAACTGCTTTAAAAAGTCAAGTGCAATCTTCGACGCGATTGAAACGATAATATTTTGCATCACAAGCCTCCATTTGTAAAGTGTTATTTTTTGCTCGCCCATTCGACCGAGAAATGATTCCCGTCGGGATACGAAAAGCGGCCTCCCCATGCGCCACCCATGCCTTCCCAGAACACCCCAAGCGGATCATAGTTTGCGCTATCTGTCAAGTAGTGGCCATCCTTGTAAAGCAAAACGTCCTGGGCAAGCCCGATGTAATGCAGGCTTCCGGGCATGTGGCCGGAACCCTGGTGATTTACCCCTTCGTCAAGCGCAATTTCGAACCCTTCTGAAATAGCGAATTCCACAAGCCTTGCAGTCATAACCGCCATTTTACAACGCGCATCTCTTAACGTCATGCAACCTCCCTGATATTGTTGGTATTAAATCGGCCTCCTCGACGCATGCCGGGGAGGCCATCGGCGGCGACCAATTGGAGGCCTATCGAATCGCCCCCGATTGAGTATACCATTCTGATTTAATTATGTTCTGCAAAAATGTTTGTAGTTTTTTCGCTCCGACCTTCCCCATGATCAATGCCAGCATTTCAAAGGCGGTATCAAATTTCATGAGAACTTTAAAAAGATCGGCCTTAACATCTCCGCTAAGAAGTTCTTTGTATTTTGAGAGGAACTTGTTTAACTCAAGTGCCGCATCGGTAAACAGAGAGCCAACTTTTCGTATCGAGGGAATGATTGTTATCAATGTTAAAGCGATACCTCCGATTCCGGAACCGATGAACGGGAACCACTCTTTAAGCCATTCGGACGAAAATACCGCCACTCCGGTAGAATTGGCGTCCGCAGCATATACACCAAACACCAGCAGCAACGTAGACATCCCAGCAAGCAGGGCGATCACAGCTTTACGCATCATACACCTCCAGCGTTAAAAGTTAAAATATGTGGTAGATTTACATTGCGGCAATCAATATGAACCCAATTAACACCCAGTTCGATAGCCGTAATGTACATTTTAAAATCAAGTTTTTTATCAGATAGAATCACATCTCTGACCTCATGGGCTGACATTCCATCTATGTCAAAATCGACGGCTCGTCCGAATCGATGCTGACTAAGAATAACGCCGACATAGTTTGGTGGGCGAAATCCTCGATACCTGAAAGACCCTTTGGTGTGCCAATTATTAATTTTTATGGCTCGCCCAAAATAATCCCTGATGGAATCTATTGTCCATAGGATTCTGGCGTCCATAAATTGCCACGATCGATCTCCGTATATAGAATAAATTTCAGGAGGAACTACCTCTTGCGGAATAACATGAATCGGAATATATGATATTATTTGCATATCATGATCCTGGAAAAGATTGGTCGAGGAAATCCATCCAACCCAAAATTTGAAATCGTACCAGAATGTTGGTATATGGTAATGCCGCGGCATACAATGCTCCAGTTGTCATATAGCCTTTTAGTAATCCAGATCCGAATGGGCCGGTAGCCAAACTTGACGCATGCCACATATTCCAAAGGGCGATATGTGCGGCGTCGGCGCTTATCTCTTGTGGTATTACATAGCAAGTAGCTTCCCCCCCCGTACCTGCTGGAGGTGCAACTTGATAATAAAGTTCGCATGGGATTCCCGGCATTGGAGTATATATATCCGCCTCATAGGTTGCTCCCCAATCCGCGACGGCTTTTTCGTAAAACGGGAATGCGCTGCTTGTTTCGTAGGCATATACGATATGCTTGCCCCCTGATAATTGTAGGCACCTATAAAGGATTGCGTTTGCACCACTCATAGAATGCACCATGCATGTACCAATACGTCGATAATGCGTTGCAAGGCAAGCGGTGTCTGATCTCAAATTTGCAGCAGTTAAACTTGTATCGTACCCTATGTCAAACGCCCCACTCGGAAGGCGAAGAAGGAAAATTGCGAGTTTCGTATTCGCTACGATTGTTATTCCCGCGGCCAGGCCATTTACATCATAGCCCGCGACAAATCCAATGCTATTAATTACCTTTTTAAAAAATGTTCCTCCGCCTTGGCGGGGCATACGCATTAGATATGTATTCGTGGCGTCCATGGCGTACCCATCATTATACCCGATTTGGTTGGCGGCATTACGACCATAACCACATCCACAGATAAACCATTTACGTTGGGCATCCAACTTATCAAGAGCATCATGAACGGCCGATCCCTCCATGTCCGAAGTATTTGTGATACCGGTATCCGAACTCAATGTTACCAATGCGTTAGATACGGTTGTTCCTGTTACCGTTGAATCGTTGTGAATATCGTCGCTACCCAATCCGCTTATTAATCCTCCCAATGTATCAAGTGCATCATCAACGTTTGTCCCCGCAACGGTGCTATCGTTCGCAATGGCAGATGCCGTAAGCTTTGAGTATAGGTCTATGACGGATGCATCGAACCATCGAATCCATTGTGTAATGATTCGAAATAGCCAGTTAAAATTCTGGCGTGGCGGTTTTTCGTCATACAAAAAACCGGTCAATTTTTTACCCGCCGATGGGTCCACGACGTTATTCTCGCCCGTCGTTCCATCGATAACATCGTTATCGGTCCCGTCGACCTTTACCGACCAATCCGGATACAATGTAGGTTTTGCCATCGTCTACTCCTATGTTAAGATATAAGTTCTACGATATTTCCTCCAACCGTTTCCCATCCGGCACCTGTTTCCCCGAACCCTTCGCCGTCTGGAAAATACGCCGGGAATGATCCTTCTCCTCCAAAAACAAAATGGGTGGCTCCGGGCGTATATTGCAATATCAACGATACGCCGGCAGACCTGATTTTGTTAAGCCTAGCGATTGTGCTTGCCGATGGAATATCGACGGAGCCATTAATAGTCAATGTGATCGTTGCGGGGAAATTCTCGGATAGGTCAACCGTCGCCGCACCAGATATCTGCTTTAACGCAGAGATCAATTCCTCGGCCACCCCCTTTGAATTGTTAATAGCAATCTGGAAATATATATCCTCTCTGTAAATGCTGTCGGTGGCCGATGTCCTGGCGCATCCAACTATCGCCCCAATCAAATCAAGGTTCGCCCCCTCTGCCAACCGTATGCCGCGATACAATTTCAAATCGTCAAGAATGAGCAACAGATCGTCGATTAATCCTCCTATCGAGTTCAGGAGGCCGTGCAATTTGGGCTTATCCTTCCGGAATTGCTCTATTAGCAAGTTGGTTAACATTGTCGACAGAGGCGGTGGCGGCGGAGATGGCGATACGCATGGAGTTTCTACAATTTCGTCCTGTCCCACGTTGGTATCATGGACGATGGAGCATTCGCGTACTATAGCGTTTTTGCTAATTATCGAAGTTCCAGTTATTTCCGCGAATCCATATACCTGGCAATCATCCTGCAAATAAGCGGAATTTTGTATTGTCACGAAGCCATATACTATTGATCTGTCGTGTATCTCCGGATATGATCCCGGAGTCGGCGCGTCGCCAGAAACAGATACCACTCCATACATATCAACAAGGCCGCTTACATAGCATGTCCCGAGGCTTACATTCCCGTGTATTTTTGCCCCCATGTCAACGGTCGCAAGTCCTGACAATACCGCTCCTTCGTAAATCTCGGCACCGTAATACGCCATGGAATCGTCTTTAAGAACAGCATTATCTCTGGCCTCAGCATAATAGTATAGCTGGGCATTATTACTCAGCTTTGCATTTCCATAGGCCTTGCCCCAATAGTACACCATAACATCATCTTTTAATTCCGCATTTCCGAATCCGTACCCATGGCTCTCAATCTGTGCGTTCCCCGACATTTTACAGTTCCCAGATATCTCCGAATAGTCGTATACCTGAGAATTCTCTCTCATTTCGCAATGACCATACGCAATCGAATCACCATAAATTTGACCATTCCCAGACAGCTTCGCGTATTCGTAAACTTTAGCATTTTCATAAGCACTTGACGCCCCGGACATCTCCGCATGATCGCTTACTTCGGCATCCTCAATATATGCGGTGCCGCTTAGTTTTGCATACCATAATAATTTCCCTCCGCCCCACACCTCTGAATTGTCATACATTTTCGCGTCATCCTGAACGAGTCCATCCTCAAAGATGACGGCATCGTCATAGGCCCAACAATTTCCATACTGGCTTAGATTGTCGGAATTTGATACCCATCCGCCCAAGTCACCGGCCTCGACATCATCGAAAGCAGTTAGGCATCGTATTTGATACACCGTATACGATGTATACATTACTTTCGATGTTGCGGTTATCTCGTATTTTGCCATTGATAGGCCTCGCGTTATGCTATCGAAACGTTTATTCTGCTGATATCAAACTCCGCTATTTCAGCCGCTCTTACCGCAATATTCGCCTGTCCGAATGCCGCCCACGGGGTATGCGTCAGATTGCCAACGTAGATTACTGCCGGAGCAGTCAGGGCCGATATTATAAAAACGTCATCGGCAACAAGCGCGACCCCCTTGGCGGTTTGAAGCGCATTATCCGTGGTATCGCCAGTACCGAGCACGCGGAATCTGTCGGCGATTTTAAGCGCAATTCCCTTTGAGGGAAGTAGGGTGTGAGTGAACAATGCCGCCAAAGTTGCGTCCTCTTCATCATTTACCGTGGTGTCGAAATCGATAACGGCGGTATAAACGTCGGCCGACTCAATGCCAGGCACTGAATAAATCGGCGAGTATAGGCGCTGGATTATCAGGTCTTTTCCAATCGAGATATTGTTGTCCGCATACTCCTTTATGTTCGTCGCCACCAGCGCGGCTCCACCATCTGGGAAATCTTCCTCCGAATAATTCGTGAGCACCACACGCACCCACGCGCGACGTATAAACGGATGGGAGAAATATATGGTATGGTCATTATTTTGGCTGTCTTTGATCACCTCACTGTCGGTTCCGAAGGTTGATATCCCCGCCGGCTTGGTATTCCAAATTTGTAGCGCTATATCAGCATCATTGCCGCCAGATGTAATCACCTCAATCGAGTGTGGCGGTCGGCCTTCCGAGTCCACAGATTCCGTGGCGTTCTCGATCACAACGCAAAAATCAACTTCCGGAAGTTCTTCGAGCATGCGCATGCGGATGGCGTCAACGGTCGACGCCCCGATCCTCGATAATGACTGCATGCGCCGCAATCTCAACTCGGCATCCGTCTCGATCTCTCTGCCAATATCCGCGGCCTGAAAGTTCGTCACGGCATCCAGGCCGCTCGCCGGAGTCTCTATAACCGTTAATGTCCCATCGGGTGCAATTACTCTGCCGGTATTGATCGCCTGCACCTCGGTTGGTGTCCACCAAGACATCGAAGAGTCTACGCCAAACCCAAACGAAGCCCCTTCTATCAGCAGTGCGCCCCCCAAGTCCGTCACGGTCACTCCGGGCACTGCAGACATGTTGTATGCAAGATCGGCGGATATGCTGTCCGCTGTCGCCCCTGATCCCGAATTGGCGGTATAATCGACGCTATCAACGGTGACGGTGTATACGGTGTTATCGGCAACGGTATCTATCCCCACGATTCCGCGCGTAATGGCCACCTGACTGATTGTGGTCGCCGCTATCGTTTCAAAAATATCTCCAAGGCCGTCCACGGACACCCGCGTCCCGGCGGCGATCGTCGCTCCTTCGGTCCCTTTTAACGCCAGCAATGCCGTCGATTTTGTAGCGGCCCTGCGAGTTATACCGGTCAAGGCCACGGCGTTATCAAGCGGAACACCGGCGGCAGAATCCGGATATTGCGATAGGTATACATCTTCGGCCGTCTCCCAGATATCGGCCAGAACCTTGCTTATCACGCCAATGATTTGCCCAATCACCGACGCCGCAGAAACATCGACATCTCCGAGATGGGTTTTAAATTCCGCCTCCAATTCTGCCTTGATGTCCATCAAAGTTTTCGGCTCGAAGCCAGTATCAGAAAGTCCGAATGCAATGCTCATAATGTCTCCGATCGTTCCAAAATTCCGTATATGGTGTTGACGGTAAAGGTGACGGTGAACTTTCTCAGTGCACGGTCGAATGTGGTGTTGAAAATCAGCATCTCAGTCACGCCGTCAGTTTCCAAAATCGTAGATTTAAGTATGGTTTCGATCTTGGATATGTCAGGGGTTTTGACGAGTATCTCTTCAAAATACGGAACCCCCTCCGTAGTATCCAGAAACCATTCGCCGAGCAAAAACCATAACCTAATTTTAAGTTTCTGCGCGATATAATCAAGCCCATCGACAAATTGCAGGTCTAAAGTTGACAGATCGAGATCATGCGTTGTGGTATCGAGCTTTATGTCAATCATTGCAATTTCACCTTTTCGGTTATCGTCAGCCCAAGCGTATCGGGGATAGGTTCCGGTGGCGATGTCGTTCCGCCAGGAGCAGGATGAATGTGGTTATCGTAGACCAGCGTTTTAAATGTTTTCGTGAGGACATTTTGTAAAGAAGCTGGATTGAGTCCGCCTATTTCGATATCGCCATTGGATTTTATGCGTATTAACGCCGATTTAAATTTTAGCACCATATCATCATTATTGTCCGCATGCCCGGCAGTCGCACCCGCCACGATCCTTGGAATAGCCATTGCGTCAGTAAGGTCGAATTGACGGCCGTCGGCAGGGGACACGACTCCGCCCCTGCTAATCCATTCGTCCATCGATCGCTCGGAGAAAATCAGCGCTACAGTGTCACCGCGATTCAACGGAAAACTCATTCCGCCGTCCTGGGTGCCCGGCCATATCACCGGGACACCGGGAATGATGGGGAGTTCTACCTCAGTATCATCCGCGAATTTTCTTTTTAGCGCTGGTTTAATTTCCGCCGTCTGTGTTTTGTAGTCGTATCGCTCCACGATCCCCGGCAGGCAGGTATGTAGGTGATTGAGCACCCCGTCGATAACGGATAGTATTCCCTGTTGTAATGTCGGAACGTGGCTTTGTGCTTGCTGTTTCATAGCGCCGACACCGTTATTATAGATTTCCAATCTCCGCCGTGAGTATCACCGGAGTGCTGGACGTCAACTATGCGGTACAAGCCCTCAACGACTTCGGCGCTTTTGATTTTTATAACGCCTCCGGGTTCGGCTAATGGCTGCAATAGACAGCTTACTTTCCATCCCTCGATCGCGTCGTCTTTTTTGTCTTTCGTGCCGACATCTTTTACTCTAACGGGAGATCCAATAATTCCGGATGATGGTGATAGGAATATAATTTGTGCGCCGTCACTTGTCCCGGACTTTATGAGCTTTATTTCGTTATTTTGTATAGACCATTCAAGCCCCAAGTAGTTGCAAACATTGGTCATAAGCACTTTTGCGGACCCGGCAAACGAGAACCCGCGCGGATAAATCTTATCAGAGAAAGACCCCCAATTAATATTCTTGAGAGGGAAAGAAGTCGTGCTTATAATGTCCTTTACAATTTGCTTGCCGCCAGTTCCGGCCTTGTAAGATACAGACAATTTTTTTGAATGGATTCTCTTCTCCCCGTCATTGGCCTCGAATTTGGTCACAACCTCGGGCTTAACGATCTCGCTGCTTGCCATCGATATGTCGCCGACGAAAATAACCTGTTCCCCGGAATCTTGCGAATATCCGGCCTTCACAGTTATCTGTCCTCCGAGCTTTTTAATTTGATTTCGTGTCGTCTCAGACAAGTTGTAAACGCTAACATTGGCGGTATTAAAATCCACTGTGCTTGTTTTCTTGACATCGAACACAACCCGCAGACCACTGGTAGATAGCCCGGTCTGTCCGTCGCTGGAAATTATCACCGTTGCTTTCCGGTCAAACTGCAACATTCTCGCCCTCCGGAACATAAACCAATTCCAACCTACCATTTGTAAAGTCGTCCTGCAGTATTTCGTCATATTTACCTTGCCCATCGACGACATACAATTCTCCGGAAACCGGCAAAATTGAAATGTATCGGCTCAGAATTTCATACTGCACGACCAATTTAATGCCCGATACGATTGGGTTTTGGTCCCTGTCGGCGATACTCATGACCCAGAAATTGCCAATGCTATTCCAGCGAAAAACGAATCTCAACGGAATGTTGTCAATGGTTATCTCTTCTGTAAACGACGGGAAGTCGGCAAATGGTATTGTTATCATAGATTTTCAATAGCCTTTTTTCCTTTTGACAATAATTTTTTCAAAGCGCCCACTTGTGTTTTTGCCTTGGTCTCTTCGGCGGCCTGTTTTCCTTTGTCAACCTTGTTGTATGCCTGGTTATTTGTCCTTGGGGCACGGCCGTTAAGCTCGCTTGTGTTCTGTATTTTTGTAATCTCGGTTTTAACCTGTGTGATTTTCACGAATTCTGCGGAAAAATGAAGTGTCCCGCTTGTCTGCGGATTCCTTGGAATACTGAGTTTCGTCATTACCATGCCATTATAATCTCTCAACCCGGTGATTATGGTAATGATCTTCGCCGATCGCGGAACCTTGACCACCGTACCGAACTTCCCCGCAGGATCGTAGCCTGCTATTTCTAGCAATTTCTCCAGTGCCGCCGGGACACGACTTGCGTCAGCGCCCCCGGATTGATCCCCTAAATACTGATTTCTGATCTTACTATCGATATCGTAATATTTAACCGGCGAGTTAGAAATAAACCCCTCTATGGTCACATGCTCAGGATGCCTTCGGATGTGGTCGGTTATATCGGCACCATCTTCAACAGGGTACGATGTGAGTTCATTACTGTACTCATGGCTATCCGACAACGTTGCATCGAGTTCAAGCACGTCGATTTTACCCGGAGTTTTCGGATTGATTATCAGATTGACAGCCATTTTATCTATCCCCGCTATTATTGACCATTACGCCGCGTAAGTGCCGGTCGAAAATCTCCTGTACAGAGCTTTCGGCCGCACGCTGCACCATATCAATATGCTGTTGCTCGGTCCCCACGGGAAGCGTTAGGTTGATGGTCGATTTCACATTGACATTCTTTGCCACCGACATTGACGAGGACGGCGCGGTCGATAGATAAGGAGATCCCGCCCCGCCAGAAAAGCCCGCAGCCGCCAGCGCCGGAGAAGGGCCTATACCGGTTCCGGACTCCAGCATTCCGCCGATGTCTTTTCCGACAGCCCCGGCCATTTTCAGGATCACACCAAGGAGCGTATTATCCATAATGTATTTCCCGGCACGGGACAATTCCACAACCAGGAAATCGATGAAAATATTCACCCACGTTTTGGCAAAAGTTCTGATCATCGTGTCGAATTCTTTAACCAGAATAACCAAGCCCTTGAATATCGCCGGGATCAATCCAACGATAATACCAATGACGATTTCTCCGGCAAGGGCTCCAAGATTGTAGAGCATCTTTAGAAAGCCTACAATTATTTTATGCGCTCCCTTGGTTGCAAGTTCCGTATTGCCGGTAATTACGCCAACGATTAATTGGAGTATGCCCTGCACGTACTCGACTATCCCCATAACCGTGCCTTTAATGGCATCCCAATACATCGAGATATATGCCATCACCTTCGGCCCGATTCGTGCCCATGGTTCGAGAAATTTACCTATCACCGAATTTCCGCCGCGCATGTAGACCATGAAGTCGTCGACGAGAAGCACGAGCGCACCGAGAGCGGCGACCGCAAGCGCAATCCACCCAAGTGCGATAACCGATACCCCGCTGAAGGCAGCCAAGCCACCGACCGCGAATTTAAGCAGCCCCAAAAATGTTCCCAGCGAAAGAATTGCCGGACCGATGGCGGCAGCGATCGCCGACACTATGACCAAAAAAGATTTCGTCTGCGGAGACAACCGTGAGAACCAATCGGATAGGCGGAAAATTGCATCAGTAAGCTTGCCAATATTCTCTCCGAGGTGCAATGTTTTTTCTATCGTTATTCCCAAGTCCGCGAGCAATAGTACGGTGCTATTTTTAAGGTTTTTAAGAGCGACTCCAAGGGTCTTGCTCCTTTTGTCCATCTCCCCATAAAATCTTCCCCCGGAGGAGGTCATGGCTTCGAATGCTTTGGTTATCGTCTCGGCGGAGATTTTGTTTTTTTTGAGCATATCTCCGATGGCATCCCTTGACAATCCAGTCACTTGGATTAATGCATCAGTCAACGATTTACCAGCCTGCCGCAGTCGCATCATGTCCCTTGCGATCACATTCCCTCGCGCCTGTATTCTCCCGTAAGCGCTGACGATCTCGTTCAAAGGCATGCCAACTCCGGTCGCCACATTGCCAAGCATCCGCAAGGTAGGAATAAGGTCTTTTGACGATATCCCGTAGGCGAGCAATTTCCGTGCGTTCTCCTCAACATCATTTAGGCCGAATGGTGTTTCGGATGTAAACTTTATCAGATCCCGCACTAATTGGCTTGCAGTATCAGCAGATCGCGTCCATGTTTCAAAAGAAAGCCGCATTTTGTCGATATCTTCGGCCGTCTTTAATGCCATAACGGCAATACCGGTCAAAGGAGCGGTTATAGCAATACTCAATCTTTTGCCAACCGCATTAAAATCGTGAGACAGTTTATTAATCCTCGTCTCAACAGCATGTAGCTGGGAAACGTCAAGGCTGAACCCAATCTTATTTATTAACTCACGGACGATCATCTTACGAGTCCGATCTCTTTGGGGTTACCATTTTGCTTTACAACAAGGAATGTTAAAGCCATTTTAATGGTTACTATTTCATCTTGTAAAGCTTCCATGTGTTTTACCGCTCCACAACTATCAAGATGCTTTTTGATTATTTCCTCGATATCGTCCTTGTGATAAATCTCTAAATGCTTCTCCATTTGTTCTTTCATCGCGCCCCTTGCTTCACTGCGCTGTATAATGGATGTCGCCAGATATGTGATAACGATGGTGACAACCGTTATAACCGCCGACGTTAATACTTCTTGTGGAATCATTTCGCTATCGTAGCCTCCTCTATTTTTGCCTTGATATCAAGTACAGTGTTTGCCCTTAATACATCGTCTAAACTCCATGTGCTTTCAATCTCAGTGAGAGAGACTATCCTCGATTCTACCAACCTCCATATCGGCCATTCCTCCAGAAGCTCTTCATCCACTGATTTAAGTATGGTCAGGATTTTTGATGAAGGAGAACTTCCGGAACGGTATTGCCCTGGCCCATCCTTCCAATACCGTTTGGCCCGAAAAAATTTCCATAGTTTACCTCTATGACATACCATGCTATTTTGTAAACGAATAATAGATTTCCGGTAAATTCCATGTCGAAATTAGGCACGACCTCGCGTCCGTCCACGCGCGTCATGGTGAGCATTTCCAAAACGAGATCAAGGAATTGCTCCGGCTCTAAAGTCGCTGATAACTTTTCTATTGCCGGAGCCATCTCTTCGATTGAGGAATTAAGAGACACCTTTTTCGGCCCGCCAAATAACTGTGCCAGGGATGGGCCGAAAAGTTTTATTAACTTTACTTTAAGCGTTAAAGCTTTTCTAGCGGGGAACTGAGAGACGGTTACCCGTCTCCCGTCGATTGTTTTTTCTTTTGTTTCGATCATTTTTTACGCGCCTCCAATCGCGTTTTTTCTGATTCGTGAATTATTCTATGTCTGCGTTTCCTCCGACGAAAACCTGCAAATCGGCCAAGTCCAGATCCCATTCACGGTTAGAAATTTCTTTCCCAAACTCAACCGATGGCGGTTTTTTGATCCATCCGAATGCCGACACGAACACCGTTCGGCCACCGATATCCTTGACGAGCACCGGGACAACGCCGGCATTGGAAATCTCATCGGCAAGGGCGAACCCCTGTAGAATATCATTGCTCGGCGAGGTCTGAGCGAATGTCAGTTTTATCGATCCGCTTTTGTCGTTGCTCTTGGCGCGACTTGTGAACCCATCGGTGCCGGTCGTCTTTGAAAAAGTATCCGTCGTGCGCTCAACCGTGACGAATGTTCCGTCGGCGAAACCCGACATCGGAACGCCTCCAATGGTGATTATTACCAGCTTAGGATCGTACGTCCTGATTGACATTATTTCCTCCTTTTTTTGTTATTAAATTTTATTGCCATCATCAGATTGTCACTACGCCATTGATCACGACTGCGTGTATTGCTCCGGCAAGCCAGGCAGTAAAGGTAACGCCGTTCAGATGCCGCGCGGCCCGGTCAACCGAAGAGATGTCAGCGAGCTTCGGAACCGATGTCACAAACCCGCCGATTTGAACATTGTTCTCGTCGTATGCGGTTGGCGATATCATGCCTCGGTTTTGTGCAATTTGAAGACGCTTTTTCACCACGGAATCAACGGCTGAAATCCCGGCGTCCGTGAATGGTACTTTGAGCTGCGAGGTAAGCAATTGGTATACGTCCTCGGTCATGCGGGCATCAAGCCAATCGATGCTAATGATAACATCGATGTATTCCTCGCCGACTACCACGCCATCGCGGGTAATTGATTTCCCGCCGATCTCCTCATAGATGTTCACAAACTTTTCCCTTGCATTGTTTTCCTGATCCGTGGTCATCGACACAACTGATATTCCAGC